CATCGGCTGTTCCCCCACTTCCTGCTGTTGCAACATAAGCACGGTTTACGCGAATAAAAGTTGTTGTCGTTAAAACTTCAGTTTGTCCATTGAGAGAAACAGTTTCAGATGCTTCATTCCAATTTTGATCTAAACCAGAAACTACAACAGTTCTTGCACCAGTACCAGCAGATGTATCATTTGTACTGCTGCTGGATACCTTCATTTGAATTGCAGCAGTGGGATAAGCATAAATGCCACCAGCATCCCAAATCGTTTCTTCTGTACCATTAACGTCTGGATTAAACCCAAACTTAAAAATAGCTTTATAATTTGGAACATTTCCACTACTTAATTGTGTTAAAAAAGAAATGTCACTACTTGGAAATGGAGATGTTTTAGACGTTAAACCGTCCGTAGAATTTGAAATAACATGAACGCCAAAAGTATCTGAAATAATTCTAGAAACGTCCGGAGTTGTATATTTAGCGTCAGCCATTAAAAAGACCTCACACCATTACCCCTGGTTTCATGTTCACGTACCCATCTTGAATGGGCTGCTGTAAAATCGGGATTAGAACCATCTAAAAGAATTGTTGGTGCGGAGACTGTCAGAACAGCTTTATCTCCGCATTTAACACAATTAGTTTTCTTTTTACGTTCACACATACAACGAAATTCAGTTTGAATATGGTTGCATGATTTACATAAATAATTATAGCTTGGCACTAATTACCTCCTAAAGGTAAAAAGGGGAACTCCTAATACTATAGATTAGAAGCTCCCCTAATTTACTTACGTGGATGGGACCACGAATGCGACACCAGCGTTGTCGCGTAGTTCACCGACGCCATAAAGAGTATCGGCGGTGAAGAGGTCGCCAAGATATTCTTGCTTGTACTGGGTCTGTGAACGGACACCCATTTGCTCTACAAGAGCAAGAGCGTCACGGTGCATCATGACACCAACCCGATAGGTGGTGGTGGTATCGGCGGCAGTTTCCGTTGGGCAGTTGCTTGAAACAAAAACGTCCATACCATAGATGCTACCAATTTTGCCGGTCTTAATAGCAGAACCGTCGCCAATGAACTGTTGTTCAGTGAAACGGTTAATACCTAGCATATCATTTGCGGCAATTGGTGGAACGACAATTACGCGATTGTCCATGGGAACATCTGCATTGTCAAGTGTTAGAATCATCTTACGAATACCGGCATCGGTAATGTCTGAGCCGTTACCAGCGTTGGTATTTGCAGTCTGACTATAAGCGGTTACACCGTCACCACCAATAACAGCGGCTGCATAGGTGTTAGCACCAGCGGTACCGCCCTGTAGACCTTCAACTAGGTTGAAAAGATCGGTATCAACTTGGGTTGCTAAAGCATAACCGGCGTCATCGGTGTAGAAACGACGAAGTGAGGAAAGAGCCTGAACTTCGGTAATATCTTCAATTACTACGGAATATTCATAGTGCTTGTTGATTGAGATATTGACAGTGCTGTGAGTATCGCCCTGTAAAGTGACCTGTGAGTTGGCCGACTTTGCATTGGCAGAACCACGGACAGGAGCGGGAATATGAATGGTATCACCCTTCTTGCCATTGTGGTTAATACGAGTTACGACATTACCGAGAACAAGATTTTTCTTATAACCGGCAATTACTTCATCAGACCACAGTTCGGGAATAAAATTCGCCGCTGTGGTAATAGTTTGGTGGTTAGAACCTAAAGCCATTGCTTTTCTCCTTAAATCTTTAAGATTACTTTACTCTACCCTCCGCATAAGCTTTAAGAATTTCTTCTTGTAAATCATCATAACGCGAAGGATCATTTGTTTTTAGCCGAATTAGATCAGCCCTACGGTAGATTTTCTTACCGACTGTGGATTCGGAAGAAGAACGAGAAATACTTTTGCCATTTCGTAATGCTTCGTCACGTTTAGCTGCTTTTTGTGCTTCCGCTTCCGTAGTATTAGAAATTAAGCGCCTCTCTTTCCAATTCCCAATTAATTCTAAAGCTGCGTTTAAATCATAGTTGTTGTGTGCGGCAATAAATAATTGTGTGCGAATTGGACTCTTCTGAACCCATTCCTGAAATTTTGAATCTGAAATAATTTCAACATAATCAGGATGTGCCGTTTTAAGCTGTTGAGTTGTAACATTTGCTTTATGACGCTCTTGTTGCTCTTCAAACTCACGGAACTTTGGATGACTTTCGATGGCCTTTTTAACCGCTAAGTTAGGGTCATCAAAAAAATCAATTTCTTCTTCCGGCTGAATTTGTGTCCCGTTTTGATTAGTCGTAAGTTGTTGTTTAAGAATTTGATCGGTTAACTTTCTAAGTTCACCTAATTCTTGCCCCTTTCGACCTAATTCCCGCTCCAGATTTTCATAAGAATTGACAATATCGTTTACTGACTTTCCTTTGAATTTATCTGGAAGTTCATTTTGAAGAGATTGTTCCTCACTATTTTCTAGAGATGGAGTCTCATCATTAATGTTGGAAAATTGAGATGCTTCTTCAGGAGTTTCGATTTTTTCTTCAACAACTACACTACTCATATTACTGACCTCCGTCTATAAAGATTATGGAGTGTTAAAACAAACTGGGATTAGACTCTTCATTTTCTAATTGATCCAGTGCTAATTTAGTGGTTTCTTCTAAATTAATTAACATATTTAGAATGTCCACTTGACCTCTACGTAAGTAGAGTGTTCTTTCATCGTCTATATTTTGAATTTTATCGAGCGATTCGGCCATGGAAATTAATTCCGACTTAAAAGTTTGCCATGGATCGCTAACAAATAATTCTAGACGTTGTTCTAAGTATTCCCTATCACTTAACATTTTGCATTCGTGCTTTAGCTAAATTTAAAATTGTTTCGGAACGTAGATGGGTCATTTCCGGAATATTCCTCATTGTTTCTGATTGAACATTCTTTGAATCTACGCGAAGTTTTTCAATTTTTGCTAATTTTTCTGCAAGTTGAACTTGACGTTCTGCTAGACTATCTTGAGATTGCTTGTCAATAACTTCACTTTGAAGTTTAGCAGCTTGTGCCATATCTTTAGATGCACTTGCCTTCATTTCCTCAATTTCCATTTGCAGTTTCATAAGTTCTAATTGCTGTGCAATTTGTTGAACTTGTTGAGCTTGAGGATCAGGTTGTAAGCTTTGAGCAATAGCTGCTTTTAATTGATCGCGATTAGATAGGGAACTATTTTCAAAAATGGATAATAATAAAATTCCAAAGGCTGGTGTATTCTGTTGTGTCATTGACAGCAATTGGATCATCTGTGTCATTTCTAATTCTTTAGCCATAATACCTAGTGTGGAATATGCTATAAAATTATAATCATTGGGAGGATAGCGTTCTGAATCAAACTGCATATACCGCCACGCAGCCTTCTCAATTAATGGAATTAAAAAGTTTTCCTGAAAATTCATAATTGTACGTTTTTGACGTTTAATTGATGCTGCCTGTAACATCGACATACCAGAAGCTGTGGAGTTACGTGGATTGGCAAAATTAGAGTTGGCGGTATCCATTGCTCCCGTACCCATCTGCACCATACGCTCAAGCTCCGCAGCTTCTGTAAACGTACTGTTGCTGATATTCCCGAAGGTCAACGGCATGAGAGTCTGACGTGGATCACCATTTGTTAAAATGGTTTTACCCGCCTTGATTTCAAACTTCACGCCCCTTGGTAAACGAGTGGCATCAACTCCCATCATGGGATGAGTCGTTAATGCTAGGGCGTCAATACGAGCGCGTAATTCAGCATCAAGAGCTTTTTGCGGATTGTATCCTTTTTCGGCAATCCCCCTACCCCAAAATTTATTAGGGACACGATCATGCTGATAAGAGACGAATGGACGATCACCCATAATATAAGGATTTCGAGCCGCTTTTAAAACTGCATAATCATTGGCAATGACGACAACGGCTTCGACTAGTTCATCCTCGTCGTAATCAAACGAATCACCTAATGAATTTTCTTTTTCTTCTAGAAATTTAACTGGGACACGACCCCAATATTCGACAATTTTAACCTTATCGTTATTGGAGAAAACGCTGGAATCTTCTTCATCAAATCCTAAATCAATATCTTCATAACTACCGATTGGCTTATCTTCGTATAGACCATCTCGGATTGCCTCAATAATTTCATATTTTGGCTTAATGACAATTTGAGCAACACCAAGGGCTTCATCAATGGTTGTTGCGGACGGATCAATTACAAACTCTTTTGGAGTTAATGATTCAACTTTAACTTTGATAGTATTTGTCTCTTTAACCATTAAATCGGTAGTTAGAGTATCGGGAATTGGAGATTCAATTGCTTTTTTTACAACTTCCTCAGTGACATTTACTTTAGCAATACCAGTACCGTAAATTGCTCCGTTTAATAAGGCTTCACAGATGGCATCTTTAACTTTATATCGGTTCAAATCTTCTTGTAAATTAGCTCGTACACGACTAATGTCAGAAATATCTTGATCGTTTACATTATCCCTAATGTCAAACCATTGCTCTCTACCAAAAATAGCTTCTTCTAATTCAGCTACAGTAGCTTCAATTGCCTGTTGAGTGGCTGGTGAGATAAGACGGGAATTTTCCGATTGACGCATTTTATCTTCGGACGACCAAATACCACGCCAAATACGATAATATTCGTCCCATTTGTCGAGATAATTTACATTTCTGTGATCTTCCCACGAATTTACTCGCTCCATAACCCAACTGCTTAAAGCAGATTTGGGTTCTAAATAAGCGAGTTGTTTAGTATCCAGAGACATTATCTATTGGTTCCCATTCATCTAAATCTATTGATTGTGCAAAATCTGCTACCGATACTTGATCTATGTACGCTAACGAATCCAAAAGGTCGTCGTGAGATACTGGACTAGGAAAGTCAAGCATTTGCGAAATGAAGTGATAATTCCAATCAGCTTTTCGTAACTTAATTTTACCATGTTCCATACGGCCTTGAAGAGCCCACACAATACGGTCTTGCTTTTTTTTACCGCCGTGACTAACATCTGTAACATTAATCCATCTACCCCTCGATCTCATTTCATCTTCTAAATAGGGCATAATTGCATTTTTTAATGCGCCCGATTCAATGCCTACAGTTGTTGCGCTTACTTCTTCTGCCGCATTTAAAATATTTTCAGCAGTTTCTTTAATTCCCCATCGGCCATGTAAAATATCTTTTACGAACCACTCATCCTGAGAAATTTTTACAATTGAAATAGCTGTTTCATCAAGTCGAGAGGTTTTAAGACCTCTTTCTCTAGATGATTGCTCAAAACCCGCCGGATCGACAGATATGACATAATGTCCCGAAACTTTTGAATTATCATCGAAAACTTCATCGTCGGCGTACCTTATCCATTCTTCTTTAAAAATACCACCGCTGAATGATTCAAAAGTTGCTTCAAATTCTTGTCTAAAAGCTTGAGTTGACATTGACCGCTTTGCGGCTTCAATTTCAGACGGGTCTAGAAAAGTGTTATCTTTAGATGTAAATTGGAATGCCTCCCACTCATCCCTGTTTTCATCTTTTTGTGCATCTAACCAAAGTTTATAAAAATGATTTTTACCTGAAGGTGTTCCAATAAATAAGGCTCCACCTTTGACATCGGCTAGAGTCGGACGTAAAATCATCTCCCAAACTTCTGGTTTCATTGAGGCGTATTCATCCATTACGACATAAGATAGGCCCACGCCTCGTAATGTATCTGGCCTATCGCTTCCCTTTAAATAAATCTTTCTATCGTTTACTAAGGTAATTGTAGCTGTGTTTTCATGAGTTGACTTAATGACCTCATGACCAATCTTTTTTAAGATACTCCATAAAATATCTTTGGCTTGTTGGAATGTTGGAGCGACATAAAATACATCTTTATCTTTTGATTGTAAAGCTTTAATGATTAACAACCAAGCTGCTAGATAAGATTTCCCAAATCGTCGGCCACAACTTGCAATTTTAAACCGTTTTTTACTATTGAAAATTTTTAGTTGGGCCTCGTGGAGAGTGACATTAATATTCGTCACTTATTTTCTCCATAATCGTACCTTCAATTGTCTTGTATTCCGCTTCTTCTAGTCTTTCTATAGCCTTTACAGATTCAATGATAATATTGATACCTAAATCTTCATGCTCATGCTTAATTTCTACAGCTTTGGATACCGGAATAATTCGATCCATACACATTTTTAAACAATGTCGATCACCCTCTAAAGCCAATTCAATAACTTTTTCCACAATTTCAGGTCCTTTAGACGACATAAGCTCTCTGGATAGCTTAGTGTATTTATTAAGGGACCCTTTCGGCCTTCCTTCGGGATTTAAAGCTGGCATTCCCTTATAAAAATTAGGATTTCCTAGCTTTTTTGGTTTTCCCTCGTTTTCAGAAGGACCATTTTCGGTTTCCGACATAATTATTACCTTTATCTTTGCCCATTTAAAATTTTTCCTCATCTTTTGATGAGACAATCAAATGGAAGATTTCTACTTAAGTTTTCTTAAGTTAACAAGATGTTTACTTAAGTTTTTGATTTAAAAGGATAATTTAATATGTTATTCTTTGAGATTTAAAATTTCTTAAGTTATTAACTTATGTAGTAACTACATTATACCATATTTTTAATCAAAAGTCAACTCTTTTTAATTATGCCCCGAGTTTTGTCTTTTGTCAACCTTTATTTTAGCTTAAGGATAGTATTTTTATAAGTTTAAGCTCAAATTCCATCTCATGTGAGCTTGAGAGTATGTAAAAATAATCATTATGCCGAAGGGGCCCCCCCATGCCTTCCAGAGCAATTCTCATGCCAACTCTGGATGACCAAATTGGCATGGGAATTGCATGAGATGCAACTTTTGTGCCAACTTTGGGTCCATGTGTTGGCATAAGAATTGCATGAGATGCAACTTTTGTGCCAACTTTGGATGCGCCATCGGGATGACATTAGATGACATGAGATGAAATTATGTATTGACAAAAGAAAGAACCTATGATCCTGAATTTTAGACCATCTCAAGTCATCTCCGACCATCTCAAGTCATCCCATCTGAATATATTATATAAAGACACCAACGTGAGTTATGCAATTGACGCATATCTGATATGCAAAATAAACATTTGTAATAATTTCGGGATGACTTATATTTAAATTATCAAACACGCAAAACAACGCTAACGGAGTTACCCCGATGACAAATTCAGAAAAATATAACGGTTGGACCAACTACGCTACCTGGAGAGTAAATCTTGAGTTATTTGATGGTTATGATATGCAACATGAAAAGGTAACACCTAACTATATCCAAGGTATTGCTGAAGATCATATTGAATTCAGTTCAGAACCTGGGATTGCTCGTGATTATGCTATGGCTTTCCTTAATGATGTAAACTGGTACGAAATTGCACAACATTTGAATGAAGAGGTTGAATAATATGACTTATATTTAAATTATCAAGCACGCAAATCAGGAAAGGATGAAACCATGGAAAACGAACTTACTAAACTTCAAATCGCGCTTATCTTCTTAGGATGCGTCTGGGTGGTGGTCCTGCCATGCTTGCCGCTCTTGATGATGTAATTTGCGCGGCAGGAACAACCCAACACAGGAGATTTGAAGTGATTACCACCGAACGGGAACTTAAAAGCGAAGTCGAGAGCGCCGGTCACGCTTACCGCAAAGTCGTCAAAGCCGACAAAGTGAACTATTACGCCGATGATAAATGGTTGGGGAGCCGGTTCGTAGGAGGCCACCGAGATCGACTGATTGAAGCGCTCAACCGCGCCGCCAGCCGCATTTAACACACACAGGAGACAGACAATGACGAACCGAGCTAAACCGACCCGCGAAGAAGTACAGGCCATCCTCCGCAAGCAGGCGGAGCAGCAAAAGGAAGCAGCGCAGCGCCCCTTCTACACCATCGCCGGATACGACAACATGATGTGCGAGGCTTACTCCGAGAAAAAAGCCTACGCCACCCGCGAAGCAGCACAGGCTGCGTGCCGGTCGAACGAATGGACTGAAGAATGGACGTTCAGCCACGAAGTCTTTTGGATGGACAACTCCACTGACCGCATCTTCAAGAACACGAAGACAGGCGAGGAGCGGACGCGCTCTGGAATGTTCGCCCACGGCGACCTCTGCTAACCCCAGCAGTTTACAATGGTAGGACACTAGAGTAACATCTAGTGTCCTACAATGGTCAACTATGGAGAATAATTCGATGTTAGTTAAAGAAGCTTTAGTCTTTGGTAAAATATCGTCTGGCAATTCAAAAATGCCGGGGACAACATATGCGATCGATGCGTTTGCTTGTAACATAGGAGCAAAGCTACGTAATATTAAAGGATCAGTGTGTTCCGCTTGCTACGCCATCAAGCTTCAAAAGCTTCGACCGTCGGTTGACAGCGGCTATAAAAGTAACCTAGAAAAATGGTTATCGACTGATCATGATCAATGGGTTGATGCTATGGTATTTCAAATAAAGCGATACAATACCGACGGGCATCATCGATGGTTCGATGCCGGTGATTTACAATCCGAAGAAATGTTACATGCCATCGTCAAGGTTTGTAAGTTGACGCCGGAAATTAAACATTGGTTACCGACGCGCGAGAAATCAATTGTTTCTAATTATCTGAAAAACAATGATTTCCCTGATAATCTTGTCGTTCGAGTGTCGAGCGCAATGGTCAATGGTGAGCCGTTAAAAGGGTTTGACAATACATCGACGGTACATTATAAAAATCAACACAAAGGCACCGAGTGTCTGGCCTATACCCGCTCGAATTCATGTGGTGATTGTCGTGCGTGTTGGTCGAAAGAAGTACAAAATATAAGCTACAAAAAACATTAAGGAAAGGATGTTCCAATGAGAAAGAAAAACCCGTTTGGTAAGACCGCACAC